AAATAGATATGAAAATGGTTTTCATGTTTTTTTATCAAAAAATGATGCCGAAAAATTTACTGAATATTGTTGTATTGCACACCCTTATCGAGGTGCGGTTGTCCTTCCTGTCTGCTATCAAAATGTAGTCGCCACAGGCTATCAAGATGGCAAGAAAGTAGTGGTGGCCAAAGAAATGATGATTATGGAGGAGTCGAGATGCCCCACCAACTAACGTTAAAGGAAGCGAAACTCTGGCTTTCTGTGGTCAGAGAGCTAAGGGAGTATTATGAAGGGAAGAACGATAAGTTTATGCGTAGGTGTCCACTTTGTGATGTGGCGTGGATAATTTCTCCTGATCTTTCTCGTTGTCCATTTTGTCTTTGGGTTCTTTTTGAAGGAGAAATGTGTAGAGAATTTGTAGGAGATGCGGGAGAGAAAAGAAGAGATAGACCTCCTGATTGGTGTAAACAATCCATCTCTCGACTTAAGCGGTGGGAGAGGAGATTGGAAGAAATTATAAGGGGGAGGAAATGAATAAAAGATATTTATCTAAATGCTGTAATGCTTTGCTTGTTCCAGATTTATCGAGGGACAGAATTGAATATATCCATGCTGTTGGTGATAGTTATCAACCGTCAGCTGTTTTGGTTCATCCGTTTATTTGCTCTAAATGTGGAAAGGAATATAAATGGAAAGAAATTATGGGGGAATGAAAATGAAAACAGATGATTTCACCGATAAAATGATTAAAGAAATGGCAGAAAAGGCAGCAAGAGAACAAAAGGCTTTTGAGTATATGATGTTTTGGCTTAGGTCTCCTGATGGTTGGCAAAAGAAAGCTAGAAAATATTTATTAGTAGCTTTGAAAAATCAAAAAGGAGTTAGCAATGAAAAAGCCCAAAATTCCTGATTGGTGGCGGTGTAAGAATTGCAAGTGGTATGTAAAAAGTAAAGATAATTTCCCAGGTAATTATTGTAATAACAAAGATGTTAAGGAAGAAATTACATTAGTAATTGGGTCTTGGGGTGGGACTTTTGTTCATTCTTTTGGCTTCAGGTTTGAACCAACTTTTGGTTGCATTCACTTTGAGCCAAGGAGGGAAAGGTGAGTAAGAAAAATAAAGATTTTATTGATTATTTCTTAGAGTTTCCGCTTAATTTATTGGCTGTTCTAGTTATAGTAATCTTGTTTTTCTTTTTGATAGAGGGATTTCATTTTATTTTAAGAAAACTTGGTTTTGATTTTTGGTGGATTCAATAGAAAAAATAAACATCAAAACAATGAACACTGAAGAACAAAGAAAAATCAAAAAAGAGAAGGCCGAAAGAAAAGCAAAAAGAATTGAAACTAGAGCTAGAAGATTATTGAAAGAAGCTCAAAGGATTGAAGACTCTTGGCCAAAGGACATTATTCACGACATTGCTTTTTTAACTCAGCCCGGAAGATTCCCTTTCCGGGAACGATTTTTCAGGCAACAAGATAAAGTTTTGAAACTACGAGCGGAAGCCAAAAAACTATTTGAGAAAGCTGAAAACATCCGAATTTACGGAAGCCGAGTTAAGGGGGATGCTGAAAGAGCAAGAGAAGAAAAGAGAGAGAAGCTAGATCAAGAGGTTCAAATCGGCTCTAGGGTCTATTGTCCTCTTTATGGATGGGGAGAAATTTTAAAGATTTATAAAAAGAGCTATCGGGTTAAATTTGAAAGAGGATTCTCCCTTACAGTCGATAAGGTGCTTTTTGAATTGAGGAAAGAGGGATAAATGACTGAATATGTGAAAAACATGAAAAAAAGTTTGCTGGCTTGGTTCCTTTCACCAGCTTGGCAAGAAAAAGGCATTGATGGGCGAAGACGGTGGATAAAAAGTGTTTGTAGAGATATCGGATATAGCAGAGCAACCGATAAAGAATTAAGGGAGTTGGCTGATTTTATTTGGGATGAAAGTTGCAAAGGAATTTTAAGAGGACTAAAGATTGATTATGATAAGAAAGATTTACTGAAATGGATAAAGGAAGGATTCGCAATAAGAGAACAGGAGGCTTGAAATGAAGAAAACAAGAGAATGGGAACACGAGACCTGTGGGACTTGTAAGCACTTTATCGAGCATGAGGGAAGCTGCAAAAAGGCGGAAGAGATAATACTTGAGCAAATGTTATTAGGAGTTCGAGAGTTTGAGCCAGGTGAATTGTATGCAGGATGTAGCGCTTGTCATTTTTGGAGTCATCGAGAAGGAAATAGAGACAGATGCGGAGAGTGAGCGAGTTCTGGAGGTTTTCCTCTCCCCTTGCAAAAAGGTGGAGGAAATTTACTACCGTGATTCTTCAATAGAGGATGGAGAACGCCCGTCTTTTATTGAGGATTGAGGAGGCATGATGTTTATCATCACCAAGCAAGAAAAAATTAGGAATATAGCCAAGGCGTGGAAGGATCAATACTACGCTGACGGGAAATGGCTCTATGGAGAAGGTAACCGCCTGGTGTATGAGACACTCGTGAGGGAGCAACCAAGGACTGAAAAAGAGATAACTCGAATAATTGGGAACAACTCTTGGACAGAGAATATTTGTGACGAATGCGGGAGAGATGTTGAGGTGCTGGCGGTGCTTGGAAAAGTACCTGATTGGGAAAGCCATACGGCTTGTATCTGTGAGGAGTGTTTACAGAAAGCTTTGGCTCTGATAAAGAGAGGCAAAGAGAGATGAGAGGAACGATAAAATACTATCCGACCTCCGAGCAACGAGATCCGTCCCGCTTAATAACAGAGCAGGTTCAATTCTGGTACAGCGGAGTGATGATGGGTCTCTTATCGCTTGAGGAAGCGAGAAAGAAGGTGCGACGAGGCGAGGCTTTCGTTATCACTTCTCAGGCCATTGGTGCTTTAAATCCTGATGGCTCTTCTAATTCATGATAAGAGGACGAAAAATGAATAAAAAAACATTAAAGGCTTTAAAGGAATCTATTAAAAAATGGGAGAAGATAGTTAGTGGAGAAGGAGAGGATAGAGGAGGCGAGAACTGTGCATTATGTGAAATGTTTGCGGAAGATGAATGCATTGATTGTCCTGTTTATATCAAGACGGGAGAGCATAGTTGTGGAGGGACTCCATATATTGAATGGCGAAATCATCAAAGCTATCATCTTTATACAACAGAAGAAGGATTTGTGGTTAGGTGTTCCAAATGTAAAGAGCTTGCTCAAAGGGAGCTGGAGTTTTTGAAGAGTCTTTTACCAGAGAAGCGTCAGAAACGGAAAAAAGAAAAAGTAAGAAAAGATATTTCAATCTCTCTTATTCCTCATAGTGACGATGTTTCTAGGTCTGAAGTATTCGAAGTAAAAGAGAAAATTCAACAATCCTTAGATGAGCTTGGTGTTGGCTATATTTTTCAGGAAGCCACCAGGAAGTATGAGTTTATACTTAAGAATGATGTTCGAGAGACAGTTTTCCATAGCCTACTTACCACTATTAGAGCGGTCACTCTTGGGCGTGAGGTGGAGGCGATCATCTCCTATATGGACGAAGAATACAAGGACTTTATAAGGAGTGGTAGTTAGAAAAGAGTCAATTAGGAGTGGAAAAGAATGATTATTATTAAAGAATTTTTAGAGTATGTTCGTCGAGGAGAAGTTCCTCCTTTTCCCCTATATATTCCCCCACAATATTGTGCGGATACTGAAGTTTTTGATGCTCGCCGTGAATGTATAGCAAAAGGCATGTGGGCGATTGTAGATTTGTATTGGACGAAGTTTCTTGTAGATTGGATAGGCAGTAGGAAGGTTCTTGAGGTTATGGCTGGGGCAGGATGGTCAGCAAAGGCGTTAACTATTCATGGTTGTGACATAGTCGCCACGGATAGCGGAGCTTGGGAGGCGTCGTGGCATAAAGAAGCGAAAGTCGTTTTTCCAATAGAAAAATTAGATGGCATTCAAGCGGTTGAGAAATATCGTGACAGAGATATTTTACTCATCTCCTGGCCTCCTTACAATGACCGGGAAATTTGTAGAATTTGCGAGAGGTGGGCAAAGACCATAATTTATATCGGTGAGTTGGAAGATGGATGTTGCGCTCCGCATGAATTTTTTGATAATTTTCGTATAGAGGAAGATGTGAACACTCTTCATATTCCTTTTCCTTCATGGCCTTGTATACATGACACGATATGTATCGGTTATTATGATAGTAGAGGGAAAAGCGACTATGGAGAGGAATGATTTATAATACAAGAAATAAAAAGGAAAGGAGGGAAAATAATGGGAACTAACTATTATGCCCGGTATAACATTTGCCCGCAATGCGGACGATATGACGAGCTGCATATTTGTAAGAATAGTTTCGGATGGGAACCTCTGTTTCGGGCTTATCGAGAAGAGGAACACGGAGTTGAAATTAGGTCTTTTCGTGATTGGGTTAAATTTTTAAAGCAACCAGATGTAAAAATTGTGGATGAGTATGGTGACGAAGTAAAGAAAAAGGATTTTGTAAAGCTTTTGAAAATGAAACATAGTGAGGAGAGCTTCAAGAGTCATCCAAAAAGTGGGGGGTGTTGGGTAGATGAAGAGGGTTATGAATTCACCTATAGGGAATTTAGCTAAGAAGGAGGTTAAAATGAAAAAAGTTTATGTAATTACTAAGGGGGAATACTCAAATTATCATATTTGTGCGATTTTTTCTGACAAAAAGAAAGCAAAAGAAATAACGGGTTTCTTCATTGATGGATATGAACGAGTAGGAATAGAAGAATGGCTGATTGATGTTGTTCCGCCAGAAAATAGAAGAAGGTTTTCTGTGTTTATGAGAAAAAATGGAGATGTGAAAGAAATAAATAAAGATAAACTATATGATGTTGCAGATTTTAAAAATGCGGTTACCGAATGGTGGGACAAAGAAGGTTGGACTTTCCAAGTTTGGGCAAAAGATAGAAACCACGCTATAAAGATAGCTAAAGATTGGCGGAGAAAACTACTTTTAGGGGGGAAGAATTTTGAAAAAGAATAAGGAATCCTGGTGTGGTATTTACAGCTCGGAGGTAGTAGACGATTATTGGGAGGATTTGTTCTCGTTTTATAGAGGGTTATTTGAGGTGAAGAGGAGATTTTCGTTTGAGGCTATTAGAAAGAAAATGCTTGCTAACAATATTGATTCTGTCCATGAGGAAATAAAGAAAAGATGTTTTTGAGGACTATTTAAAAGAGGGAATCAAAATTCCTGAACCTGAAGAATAAGGGGGATAATAATGGATAAAAACATTAGAGGCTTTGAAAAAATCAATTAAAAAAAGAAGAAATAGTTGCAGGAGGAGGAGAAGGATGATGACTAAAGCGAGAAAACACAACCTATTTATATTGAAGGAGGTATGAGAATGGGCATAAAGAAGACTACATTATTTTTTCTGGTTTGTGATCTCTGCGGTTGCTATCTAGTTACAGGTCATCGGTTGCATTTACCCGTGTTGACGGAGAAGGTTACAAGTTTATTGGACGAAGCGAAAAAGGCGGGGTGGTGTAATATCGAGGGTAAATTCTATTGCCCTGATTGTAGGAGTGAGCAACCATGAGAAGAAAAAGTTTGAAGCCGATATTCTTCTTATGTCTCTAGGGACGAAGGGAGGACTAGTAAAATGGTAAAGGTGTTTTTATGTTTATTATCTCTAGCATCCATTCTTGGTGGGTGGATGTTAGTCTGGGACGGGATCGAGGACAGGCTAATACATAGGATTGTGTTTGGAGTCTGTGTCTTGGCCGTCACGGTGGTTTTTCTTAACTCAGTTTTAGGAAGGTAGCAATGGAAGAAAGAAAGATACAAGTGTTCTGTGAGGAATGCGGCAGCTCTGATGTTGAGGTCAGGGGAATAAAGCTTATGGATTATGTCCGTCCACCAAATAATGCAGAATATTTGATTACGTGTAGGGCGTGTGGTAAATCTGGTTGGATCGGAAAGGCTGAGGAGTTGTCTAAGAGCTAAGAATGGCGAAGGTGATGGAAGGAGACAGTTGGAAAAATGAGGAGAGGCGATAAGATATTTCATGAAATAAAGGAGGTGTTAAAATGTCAACGAAATTACTAAGGATGTTGTTAGCGATGTTAGGAATGAGATTCAGGCCTTATAGCAATCCCGCTAATGTTGGCGGTTGGCTGGGCTGGATTGAGTCCCGACATCAGAAGTGTCTCGGCTTCATTCATGCTGATGGTCAGATTGTTTTTGACTGGTAGTCGAGGCAGGTCAAGTGGGTCTGGGGCGGGAATGTTAAAGGGAGGTAGAAAAGATGAAGGAAATCCATTATTTAACGCCAGAGGAAGAAAGAGCTATCAAAAGAAATGTTCCTTATGGGCGTCTTGATACAGATATTGTAGAGGTAGTGAGACTAGCGAATAGTGTCAAAGGAATAGCAACGGTTCAATCGTGTGCAGGACACTATCGTAGGAAGGGGACGACGGAAGAGTTTGACGTCAGAGCAGCCTCGGTAGTTATAAGAGCAAATGAGGAAATGACAAATAAGATTCTTTTTGAGTTTGCGCCGAGATTCAGGATCACCGATATTCAAATAAGATATTTTACAGAGGGAACGTTTTGGCTTAACCTGCTGGTTGAGCCGACAGAGAAACATAAATTGATTGCATTATTTGAGGAGTTGGGAAAGGCGTGAGATGGACAGATTGAAGCAGCCTGTTTGTAAGGCGTGCAAGGAGCATTATAGGAAATATCCGCTGGTCCAAATCGAGGATAGCTTAACAGGCAAGCCAAGATTAGTTCATAAATACAGTGACAACTTCATTTCGGATCCTCGAAGATGCGCTTTTACTAATGGAGTATTTGACTCTAATAATTGGGGTTGTGAGACCTTGTTGCGGCTACGATTATTATGTGGCGAACAAGAAGAAGACTTAATTCCTAAATGGGCAAGATATTATTGTAGATGTGATATTCAGAATGGAAGCATCGGAGTTTTATGGATCCCAGAAGACAGTCCTCAGCATGGGTATCTTGTGATGAATTGGTATAAGTCAAGATATTCGACGGACAAGGCTTATGTTCTTGTAGATGACGAAGACAAGAAGCCAGAGTTACTCGCTCTCCCTACGGCTGAGTTCATCCTCGATTATTACACTAGGGAATATCATATTAAGTGGGAATTTTAGTTCTGTGGAAATTTTTATCCCTGTGATAATAATAATAATGGAAGGAGGATTGAAATGTTATCTCCAGAATCTAAAGCGTGTTGGAACACGGATTCGTGGTTAAAAAGACTGGGTGATTATGTAATCCTTCAGGGATACAGGGGGAGTGTTGCACATAACACATATGACAGAGAAGTCACCAGTGACGACGTTGATATCATGGGCATTTTTATCCCTCCGCCCGAGTGCGTGTTTGGGATTGACAACGTTGAGACAATTGACAGACAGATAACGGAACGCCGAAAAGGTGGAGAAGAAGTCGTTTGGGATATTGTTTATTATAGTCTCCCAAAATTTATGAGATTAATCCTTAAGCAGAATCCCAATGTTTTGGGATTCCTATGGTTGAAGAATGAGCATTATCTAAAAGTTGAGTGGGGCGGACAGAAGCTAATACTCGAAAGAGAGCGACTTCTCTCTAAGAGGTGCTATGATAGTTATCATGGCTATGCGTGGGGGCAATTCAAGCGTATGTCAGGTTCGGTTACGGGAAAGCTCGGGGCTAAGCGTAAGGAGCTGGTCGAGAAGTTTGGGTATGACGTAAAAAACGCTGCGCATCTTATCCGATTACTTAGGCAAGGAATTGAGGTTTTAAAGACAGGAAGGATAAAGGTTTTTAGAGATGAAGATAGAGATCTAATCCTTTCGATAAAAAGAGGTGAGTGGAGCTTTAATGAGGTGATAAAAGAAGCAAGACGGCTTTTTGACGAATTATCCGAAGCACACGAGAACTCGCCTCTACCCGAGAAAGTGGATGTTAACTATGTTAATCAACTCTGTCAAGCGATCATGAGAGATTTTTACAGAGTTGGGAGATAACGAAGAGGAGGTTATTATGGGAAAATTTGATGTTTGTCTGGAAGAATGGACTGGAGGAACAAGTCTTTCCGTTAATTCACCTAGGGATTCTCGTGCGGTTCCAATCCCCGAATATTTTGAAGCCGATGGGATTGAGGTTCTTAGGGCGTTAGAGGAGTTTAAGGGGAATCTGGATGCTTTGGTGGAGTGGATTAAGGAAGAAATGGGGGCTTGGGGAGGTAGAAATGCCTAATTGGTGCGAAAACAGGTTGTGGGTTTATGGGTATGGTAAAGAGGCAAGTAAGCAAGCCATTGCGTTTTTGGCGCTGACAAAAACTGAGAAGTCAGATCTTGTGTTCAATAAACTTGTCCCTCTTGATCCCGATGACGTTGACGCGTGGGATTATGATAAAGCGGTGGAGATGTGGGGTACTAAGTGGAATCCGTCCGACGTGGTAATGGTAGACAAAGTTTTGGAGGAGGAATATGCGGTGCTTGAGTATTCGTATTTGACCGCGTGGTCGCCGCCTTTAAATTGGCTTTTAGTGGTCTCAAAGAAATGCCCAAATTTGCTATTTTTGTCGTTCTTTTTCGAACCAGGCATTGGGTTTATGGGAGTCGCTAAGCATCAGGCTGGAGATGAAGTTATTAAGGAGATTACGTGGGGGTAATAAATGAGCAGCGGAAATTGGAAACGATGCTACGATAATATGAGTCTAGATACGTTGGAGTCTGTGAAGGACGCCTTGGAGACAGATCTAGACTCTGTGGATGGAGAGGTTAAAGCCTATATTGAGGAAAGACTACGATATATCGAGTTGCGAATGGCAGAGCTGAGAGTTTTTCTTCCACAATGTGGTAAGTGCGTCTATTTCAAAGAGTACAAGGAGAAAGATGGACGAGGTTGGTGTATTTTAGGTAGCGAGCTAGGAGGTGAGGTAAGGAAAAATCTCTTATCTTTGTGTGCTCATTTTAAACGGAAGGAGCGGTGATGTGACAGAAGAAAAAAAGAAAAGACGTCTTCCATTCTACAAACGTACCTCACTGTCGAAGATTTTAAGTTGTGCGTTGGTAGAGGCTGTTGGTAGAGCTTGTTTATGCCAAGTGTTTAGTTGGGCAAGATTTTCTGAACACGAGGCTTATTTTACCCAAGGATTTATGAGTGGCGTCCATGCTATTTTAAAGGCGATTTTGAATGAGGGTGAGGTAAAAGAGCTTTATGGAATAGCGGCTAAATCTGCATTTAGTGTTCATCCCTTGAAAGATCCTTCAGAGATGGAGTCTTGGGTTGCGAAAGAGTTAGTTGTAATGGTACATGATGCTTTAAAATTCACTGATAAGTCGGAAATTTCAAAGGAACAACGCTTCCAATTAGAAGAGTTGGATAAGAAAATTCGTGATAGGTTAAGGAGCATCTATGGTGATCCCGAAGATTCAGAATGAGTTAAACGGAGGTAATGCTAAGATGGTGGATTTATCGCAGAATGAAGCTAAACGTGTTTTTTGGAGATATTGGGATCTGAGTAATTCTTTGCCAGAAGAGGAGAAGAACATTCCGTTTCCAGAGTGGCTTTATTTCAAGGGGTTTCGGCTTAGAACACGAGAGAACAATATAGTTTTTTCTTCGAAAGCAGTTAGTCATCTTTATGAAGTATATCTGAGTTGTCCTCCTCATGGGAAGAATTTTTTTGATTGGATGTATGAGTCGTTTGGATTTCACCTTTCTCATCCATCTTCGAATTGGGAGGAAGAAATAAAAGAATCAAATTAAGGAGGTTTATATGTTTAAATTTGATTTAGGGGCAAGGGTTAGAGACAAAATCACCGGTTATGTAGGAACGACTGTGGCAAGGATTGAGTATTTGAACGGTTGTAAGCGTTACAGCGTTCAAGCAGAAGTCAAAGATGGGAAGATTCCAGAACCCGAATGGTTGGATGAACAACAGCTGGAGCTAATCGAGGAGCCAGAAGAGGCGATTGAGCAAGACTCGACGGGCGGAGATCGGAGGGTGCCAAAATCACTGGCAGTTCCGTCGGCATTCGGGCCCGAGAAATCTTTATAAGGAGGTGAGACTATGGCTCGGGATGAGTTAAAGAGGCTGGTAATTTTTTGTATTTTAATGGAATCGGGTAGGGGGATTTTAGGCAAGTCTCCTGATTATATCAAGGAGAAATTTGATGCTAGCACTCTTGCTCCTCATCCCGAGTCCTTACTGGATGGTGACAACATGGAAAAACTAGAAGAATATTTTAGGAGGTGGCACGGATGACGTTAGAAAAATTTGTGAAAAGAATGCTTGAGCGCCATGGTTATGATGGGCTTTTCGACCCTGATACTGGTTGTAACTGCTCGGTGGATGAGTTGATGGTCTGTGGCGAACCACATCCTTGGTGCGAACCCGGGGTGCTTGTTGTCTGTTCCTGTGAAGATCACGACGGCTATCATTTTGAGCCCAAGCGTGCCGATGTCCCTGAACAGGAAAAGCTCCTTTATTTATCACAGCATCCATTACGTTATGTTGATGCAACACCTGACAGAGACTATCCGTTACGGATCATCAGGACATATCTTGAGAATAGTCAGATTGTCATAGAGGAAAAAGGTGGGGACAAGCCGAGCAAGTTTATTAAGATGCTTAACGATGCAAACAAGGAACGGGTCAAGGTTTTGAAGGAGGCGCTTGACGTTTTGACAAAACATTATAAAGGTTGAAAGGAGGCAAGAGGAACATGATTAGACGCATTAATGGTGGTTGGGTTTTATACTGTGACCGCTGCTCCAATTATGAGGAATTCGATAGAGAGGATACGTTTAGGGATGTTGTGGCAAAGGCAAAGTCAGAGGGTTGGAAGATGCAGTATAGAGCTGATGGTGTGTGGAAACACTACTGCCCAGCGTGCGCTTGTGGAGGTTGATGAGTGTTGAGTAATCTAGAAGGAGGTCGAGGTGGATACGTCGAATGAGTATATCAAAATGTGCACCCATCCCTTGCTTTGGGAGTTGTGGGAGCCAAAGGCAGGAGATTTTGTTCATGTTAAAGAAAAAGACGAGGTCATAACTTTAGGACATGACTGGGTAGGAGTCAAGAAAATAAGGGTGTCGAGAGGTCCCGTTGTAGAGATAGCATATTTAGACACTCCTGTGGAAATCTGCAAGGCTCCAGACGCCGCTCCCGTCATTACTGAGGGGATTTCTGAGGGGCGCAATAGGTATTATTTCCGCAGGTTTACAGCGCCAATCTGGCTTCCGAGACAAGATCAGATACAGGAGATGTTGAGAAAAGAAACAGCTCCACCTACAGCGTTTCTTGTGTTTCAAGACTTCTCATCCTGGCTCTTCAAGTTTCAGGACTGGCTGCGCAATCATTGTGATGTTGCCTTTACGACTCTTGAAAAGTTGTGGCTTATGTTCTTTATGTATTCTGTAGATGAGTTGTTGTGGAATAAGTATAAGAAGGTGTGGGAGAGAATTTCTCCGCCTATTTTTAGATTGTAAGGAACGTCTATCTATTGTCAAAGGGGAGGGGTAAAGAAATGACAAAGGAAAGCTTTGATTTTGTTTTAGTGGAGCCGACAAAGGGTATCTATCGTCTTGTTCTGGCTAGTACAGAAGAAACAAAGAGGATAGATATCCCCGAGCTTTATGAGCGAGATGGCGACGATGTGCGTAAAGCATTGTTGTCATTAATCCGCAAACTGAATGATTTACTTGAGTGGGTCAACAAGGTTGACCCGCCAAAAAAATCTAAAAGGAGGAATGATATGAAGACGCTTATTCGCAATCCAGAGAGTATTGAGTTTGAGATTCGCAAAGCGGAAAATGGTTTTTACATGCGTGTGGTTATTAACGATTGTCCATTCTTTCATGAAAAAGAGAGGGTTGCCCAGACAGACGGCGACGTGAGGGCTTTTCTAAATGAGATGATAGACCTGTTCTGCGGATCGAAAAAATCTGAAGTTAAGGAGGACTGAGCTTTTGAGTCAGGCTCCGAAGGAGGTTATTATGAAAAAGCTCGCACTTGTGCTCGGACTCAGTTTGCTCCTTATAGGTATGGGAATTGAGCTTTACATCATGAATTGGTTAGGGCGCGAAATTGAAGAAATCAACGACAGGGTGGGGATGCAAGAGGTTAGGATTATGGCAGTCGAAAAGCAAGTCCCGCAGATAACAAAGTATCTTCAAGTGGTTAACTTGTTATCAGAGAAGACGGAAGGCAGGTTGAGTGCAAGGGAAATAGTTGAGATCAGTCGCATGATCATTGAGAGTTGCTACCTATACAGGGATCTTGGGCTGACAGAAGCGATGATTTTTGGGCTGATAGAGCGGGAGTCCAATTTCGATCCGAATGCGGTCTCTCCTGCGAAAGCCTATGGTCTCATGCAACTCTTGCTCCCGACAGCGACACCACACTTGGAGAAGCTGGGCTTCAAGAATATAACTGTTGACTTGCTAATGGATCCCGTGATAAACATTAAAGTTGGAATCGCAGAGTTGGTGAGGCTCAGAAAGTACTGGCTCTCTGAAGGAATTGACAGCTGGTATATTGTGTTTACCTCTTATTACTGGGGAGTTAGGGCAACGTCGCTTTTGTTGGTCGAAAAGGGTAGAGGTTTGTTGCCAAGTCTCGAATATGGAAAGGGTGTAATGGAGCTACAAAAGAAATGGATCGAGAGAGGTTTATAAATTTATAACGTTGCATAGGAGGTGGGGTGTGGAGAGAAATGAAGTTGTCGTTCTCGTTGATGCTAATAACATGGTTTATCGGACTTTCAATCTGATTGAACTGAGCTATCAGGAAGAGCGGACTGAAGTGGCATTTCTGTCTCTTCGCCAGCTAATGTTTATACTGAAGACGTTCCACCCGTCAGAGGTGGTATTTGTTTGGGACGGCGGATACGATAAACGCCGTCTCAGGATCTTCCCGAAATACAAGAGTGATAGACAGAAGGACTATGACGAGGAACAATTACGCGACTTTGCTGCACAGCGTTCACGGATGCAAGCTATGCTTTTTAAACTTGGAGTGCCACAGGTCAAAGTGAAAGGTAGAGAGGCGGATGATGTGATTGGAATGCTAGCTAAGAAGCTATTAGGTCCTTCAGGCAGCATAATAATTGTCTCGACAGATCGTGACTACTTTCAACTCATCTCTAAGAATGTTTTTGTCTACAGCCCAACAAAGAATAAGCTCTATGATGAAACTACAGTTATGAATGAGCTGGGCGTGAAGCCCTCTGCCTACCCGCTCTGGAAGGCAATAGTTGGAGGACATGACGGAATACCAGGTCTGCACAGGGTTGGGCCGAAGGGAGCGCAGTTCTTGATCTCGCATTTAGAAAAAGGCATCCCTCCTCAGAATAAGAGAGAAGAGACGGTTCTCAACAGGTTTCATGAGAATCACAACCAGATTGAGGTCTGCACACAGGTTGCGAAATTACTCCCCATCCCCGAGGATGAAATCTGGGATGGCTTGAGAGTTTGTAACGTTGAGTCGTTGCGGTCTTGGTGTAGGGAAGCCTATTCAGTTTTGAAGAATCTAGGCTTTGATTTCTATATTGAGCATTTTGTTGATTTCGTCTCTACCTTTCAGGACTTTTTCAAAAGACGAAAACCCTTCAAGTTCCGTGAGCCGGTAACAGCCGGCAACCGTTTTCAGACAAGAGGATAAAGAATGAGGGAGGCAGGTCACCCGCCGAGACACTCCATCCAAGGGCGTCTCATTGGTCCCATCAATCTTTCCCACATCCCCCCAAATCCCAAAACCTTGCCTCCCTCATCCGCTGTTACTTTTTGTTTCCATCTCTGTTTGAAATGTTCTAACCAACTGATAATATCAATTTTTTTGTCATTCTGTATTTGGTCAAATGTTGCTTTTTGTTCCCCACGCCAGGACGAAAAGGACATTTTTCCTTGACAAGTGCATTGTAAGGAAGTATATTGAGGGCAGCTAGCCATGAATGATATCAACAATAGTCGCAACGACAATTATCACGAAGGTCTTGACTATCCTCAGCATGTAGAATCATTTGAGACCTATTACTACCTAGGAGAACTCAGAACATTGAAGGCAACAGCGGAGATCAGGTTTAGAACTCTGTTCCCTGATTGTCACCCGGATAGTCCTGAATATAAGAGTAAGTTTTCTTCTTTTTATACAAAAATCAAGAGGTGGGCAAAGAAAGAGAGATGGGATGAGTGGGTGAAGAGGAAAGAGATAGAGGAACGTTCAAAGCGAGAAGCTGAAATGAGACAACGGCTAGAGTCGTTTCAGAGGACTCTAAGAGGCTATCAAGCATTGACTCGACAGGCCATTCTCGCTTTCTCAGACAAGGTGCGGAATACGCTAGCTCTGAAAAGGGCTGTTGAGACGGGGAACGAGGCGGAGGCACTAAGACTCAAACAACTACCTCGTGTCGAAATAAAGAATTTTAAAGAGCTCAGGGAGATGATAGAGTTGGATTTGATGATCACTAGGACTCTAGAGCAACAGCCGGAGATGTCTCCTGAAGAGGAACGGCTAGCCCACAGCGAAATGGAGAAAATTGATACAATCATGGAAAGGATAAGAAAAGCTGCTATGGACTCAGGCGAGTCTTAATAAATTGAATGGAGGTATAATTGGCCAAAAAGAAAACTGCTGAATCACACGGACTCAAGGGGGTGAAGATACAAATCCGCACCAAAAACCTTCCGATGAAAAAGATTGGTGAGTTTGAAGACTTCCAAGGAGATTTGAAGATATTGGATCCTGTTCAGAAGGCTAAGCTGAAAGCTAGTATCGTCCGCAACGGATTCAATGCCCCTATCTTCGTCTGGGAGGGACATAATTACATCCTTGACGGACACCAGAGGTTGGAGGCGGTAAAATCTCTCGTGCGTGATGAGGGAATGGTTCTGGAGAATGATGAACTGCCCTATGTTGAAATAAAGGCAAACACGCTGAGAGAGGCTAAGGAGATGATCCTCACCTACAATTCTCAGTATGGCAACATTTCTCCTGATGCTCTTGCTCAGATGCTCTCTGATTTGAATATTTCTCCCGATTCTTTGACTGATTTTATCAGTCTCCCCGATGTAAATATTGAAGAGGTGTTCTTTAAGCTTGGTTCATCTCCCGAATATGTCATCGTTGAGAGGGATATGGATCAGCAGGAAGCTTTCATGACAAATCCCGGAGGGGGAGGAAAGTCGCTTTGGGCTTCGCAGAACTTTGTCTTCAGCGTAGGACCCTTATACACTGTTATTCCTGCTCACATGGGTGCAGTGCTCGTGAAGAAAATTATCAGTGAGGGGATGAAGACGATTGTTGATAAAATTCTCAACCTGGATGAGCGCTTTGGTGATGATGAGACAAAGAAAGCAAACTACTTGCGCCGAGTTGGACACGTCTGGGTGGAGGTGCGTGATGAGAAGTCGGGGGAACCAAGGATGATGACGCTAGAAGAAGCTTTAGAGGCAGGTGAGCTGGAGTTTGTTGACAAGTTCGCCAAAGAAGATGATGGATGGGAAGCGTTATACGAAAAACGAAAGGTGCAGCGGTCAAAAAATAGGGAAGAATTTAAGGAATGGATGAAGAAAGAGGCAGAAATGGGCAAAGCATTGGAGGCAGGGTTAGAAGACATGGACTCTGAGATGGGAGAAGAGCAAGATGAAAAAGAAGCTTAAGGTCTTCTTCTTTTCAACAGCTTTTTTAGACGGACTGGCCGATGTCGGATACTACATGACAAGAGAGGCATTCCTCAAAACCGGTTTTTTCGAGAGAGTGCAGCTGATTCAGGATGCAGATGTTTTGGCCATCAGCTCTGGCTCGGCGTTGGTCTTTCCTTCTGCCTTGACTTATGGAGGTAAAGGGAGGCTGATGCTGAAGGCGATAAAGAAGTTTAAGAAGAATCCCAAAAGATTGGTTCTCATTGGCGGCAACATCTCAAAAGCGCCTGCTCCGGTGGAACTTCTGGCTGATGTGGTCTGTGTGGGGCATATTTTCAGGTTTATGCCCGTTTTTGGTGAGTTGGTTGGAGAGTGGTTGTCGAGTGGGAAGGACAAAAAGTATCTTTTGGAAAAGGTTGCCGAAAAAATACCTAACGCATTTGTCCCGTATGTCCATAGACGTAAATACGATCCTGCAAACCTGAAATACTCTTATATTGAGGGGTATCCTCAAATACCGTATGATCATGAGGTTGACTGGAATCAGAATAAGGCCTTTGCAGTTGATGAAAAAGCTTATGCAGTGCTGGCTACGGTTGGTTGCAAGCGCAAGTGCTACTTTTGCCAGCCGGGATGGGTTGAGAAGTGGGATGAGGAGAAGGACTATCAGAAGATCCTCTATTACGAAAATACTATCAACAAGAAAATGAGGGGTGTGGGGATAAGCTGGATTTCTGATAATCTGGCTAGCTGGAAGCTAGTGCATCTCGTTTCGACAGCTTCATCGTCAGCGACAGTGCAGGATTTGCTACGAGCTCGTCACAAGTCACGGATCATCAGGTTGGGAGTGGAAGGGTTTAGTGAGAGACTGAGGCGTCTTGTCAACAAACCTCTTTCTAAAAAACAGCTTGAAGAAGTGATCATGACAAATCGACACCGGAGCTTCAAGCTTTTCCACATTGATGGTCTTCCCTTTGTTAAAGATGATGATCTGGAAGAGTTTGTCGAGTTCTGGGGGAGAAACTGGGGAGGTCAGAAAGGGCGCCTCCTATTCAAGTTTACTTACTTCAATCCGGTTCCTTTGACACCTATGGGGTGGATGCCTTTCTACAATGATTCGCCCTTCGCGAGGAATAGAGATACCTACTTTCTGAGAATTAAGAAGCGGGGAAATATGAGGCATCGCTTCATGTCTGTCAACACACCGGAAAGGGGATTTATGCGCGCTCTTTTATGCAACACTGACGGACTTCTCAATGTTTTGATGCACAGCGATCCGGCCTTTACTAAGATGTATCACGATCGCACTACTCCGTTGGAGAAGGTATTAGCTTGGTGTGAAAAATGGGGCTATTACGACATGGATTACGGTTACGACGTTGACGAGACACTCCCCTCAGAGTTTGTCGATTCAGGGATCAGCAAAGAAGTTTTGAGGAAGATTGCACGCAAGCTGGAGCCCGAGATCACTACACGGAGAGAAAGGCGATTTGTCGAGAGGCGTTCAGCTCCCGAGGACTACAAGTGCTTGGATGAGATCCTGACTGATGAACAAAGGGCGTTTCTGGAATAAGGAGATAAGTAGGTAAATGATAATTTTAAATTTTTTTATCCCTTCCGCCGATGAAGTCAACGCTCAGGATTTAGACTATTCTAAAATAGCACATCAGCTATACGCTCTTGGCTATCATCCATTTGAATACCACCGCTGGCATCTACGTATCCCGGTTGTGAGAATGATGTATGGGTTAGCGAAACTCCGCTTTCCAGAGATGGCGAGAGATTATGAGATTGACTGGTCGCTTGTTTTGCGAACGGCCTTTGAGTTTGTCTGTTGGCAGCTACGAACACTTTTTGCTAAAACTTTTAAAACAAGAAAATGAATAGCATCCGTACACACACTGGCTCACCAAACGATTCACATCTGCTTTTCACTTCAGATAAGGCGAGAGAAGATTTTGACACACTCATCAGAGCTTTTTCGAAAACAAAAAATCCTAAGTTCATAAGACCGTCGTTATATTTCAGAGAGAAGTATGCTTTTTGGCCTAAAGATCCAGTCTCCTGTGTGAGGTGGATAAACGATCCAGAATACTTTGGGCACATTGGGGTCCACACTTTCCCGAAGGTAAAGGAAGGTTTTATTGCAATCATGGAGAGAGAAAACCGACCACTGCGATTGGTTCTTGGAGGAGCTATTGGGTGGGGGAAGACTTTCTTGACTTGTCTTATTATGGCTCGACTTATCTACGAGCTCGTAACCTTACGCAATCCTCAGGCTTATTATGGGTTGGCGCCCGGAACGCCTATTAACCTGATGAATCTTTCGGTTACGAGGACTCACGCCCGTTATGTCCTTTTTAATACACTCAAGGATATGCTTGATGGCTCAGTATGGTTCCGGAAATACTGTCCGCGGCGGAGTGATATAGAGTCCATTATAGATTTTCCTCAGAGGAACATTTCGTTCGTTCCCGGCTCCTCTAGCGAGTTAGCTCCTCTGGGGGCAAACCTCTTTGGGGGAGTGATTGAGGAGGCCAATTTCTTTCCTGTTGTAGTAGGTAGTCGTAAAAGTAGAAATCCTGATGAGCGTGAGTGGGATCAGGCCAAGAAGCTGCACGACGCTGTCTGGAGGCGGATGAAGTCTCGTTATCAGAAGCACGGCAGAGTTCCAGGGATGTTAGTTCTCAATTCGTCAGCGAAATACCCCGATGATTTCTTAGAAAAAGTGATAAAAGAGAATGATCCGAATACAGAAGTCATTTCCTATGCAACGTGGGATACAAAACCTCAGGACTGGTTTAGTGGTGATAAGTTCTATATTTTTATAGGAGATCGCTTCACTAGGCCTAGAGTTCTAGAGACTCAGGAGGAGGTTGAGAAATATAGAGGGAAAGGCATGATCAAGGAGGTCCCGATTGAATACAAACATGACTTCGAAGTTGATATTGAAGGAGCTATACGAGATATTATGGGTGTAAATATTCGTTCTTTAAACAGGTTCTTTACAAATTTGGATGCGTTGGAAGAATGTGTTGATCCATCACTTCCAGTACCTTTCTCGCAAGAGTTTGCAGGCGGGATTGTCGCAACAGACCTTCCAATTGCTTTAAATCTTAAGAAGCTGATTAACCCAATAGTAAGGATGAAAAAAAGTCCTCCCCGTCCGCTCATCAATCCAGATGCTCCTCGATTTTGTCATATTGACCTAGGAACCACTAACGATGCTTGTGGAATTTGTATTGGGCATATAGCTGAAGTGAAGGAAGTCAAAAGGAGACAAGAAAGTGATGAGAAAATAGAGGTGGTACAGGAGACCGCCCCAGTGATAGTAGCTGATCTGGTTCTGAGAATTATCCCACCTCTTGATGAAGAAATCCAGATAGAGGACGTTCGTCAAATTCTCTATGATCTTCAACAGCTGGTTGGATTTAGATTCGTGAGGATCACTTACGACCAATGGCAAAGTAAGGATTCGATGCAGTTATTGAAGCGTAGATTTGGAGCGGACATCGTTGGCTATCTATCAGTTGACAGGACTGATGACCAGTACAATGTCTTGAAGGTTGCTATAAATGAGGGTCGCTTCAAGTGCTATCACTATGAGCCGTTTTTTAGAGAAGTGCGACAGCTCATAAGAGATCCAAAGACAGGTAAAGTTGACCATCCTGCTAATGGCTCGAAAGATGTTGCTGATGCGGTAGCAGGGATGGTCTGGAATGCCACAACTTATGAAATGTGGATGACAGCGGGCGGAGAACCGTTGCAAACTAGTGTACAGCCTGCCATGACCGATGAAGAGAAAGCAAAGGCAGATTTTGTCAAACGCTTGATGAATAAAGAAATTGAAAAGAGTGAATCGGAATTAGACGATGAAGCGTTGATGAGAGAATTAGATGAAGGCTTAGACTTGGAGGAGGATTAATGTCTAATAATTTGGAAGAATTGAAAGAAAAAGCTAGGAGGCGTTTTGTCTTCCCTGGAGTTGCCCTTTGGACGTCTGAGACAGGGATGAAGCGGAAAGAGTTGCGACTTCTTGAACGCCATGGCTATTTGACATCAACGACAAGCAGGGGGACGTTTCCTGTCAGAAGGGTTTGGAAATCCGAGCCTAAATTATTTAGTGGTATTAATGAGTAGGAGGGTTTTAATGCAGTCTTCAAAGATGGTCTCTTTTTTGGCTAGCATAATTGTTGCGGTTTCAATCGCTTTTTGTTCGGTCATTGGTCTAGAAACAATCCGACGCTTGTGGATTGTGGTGAGAGGATTACGTTCTTGGGTCATCATTTTGATCTTTGTGGTATTAGCGGGCATCATGGGATTGTTCTATGACAAAAACAATGAAGCGAAGAAGGAAAAGGATTTTATGGAATGAGACATCATACAACCGATGACCAACTCGCAGTCGGGCGGAAATGCCTCGAGCTTCATCGTCGTCAAAATATCCCGATAATTCGTTTGTCTCGGCGGTTCGGCGTTGCTCGTTCGACTGTTAAGCGGTGGATGAGAAAGGCGGAAATGTATGAAAGCGAAAGTCGTTAAGACGACTAGTATAGACATAGCTCATTTTTTGACTGAGTATGTTGGGGTCGAGAGTACCCTCCACGGGCATACGTGGGGGCTAGTTTTTGAGTTCGAGTTGGAGCAGTCAATACATCCAAGGGATATTGAAAGACTGACTAATCGAGTGCTGTCAGACTTTGAACACAGGGTTTTAAACCAATTAGCCGAATTTGCGCATATAGACCCAACACCGCTCAATTTTATTCTGGTTCTTTTTGAGAAAATAAGGGATCAGTGCGATCCGGAAATTGTCAAGCTTGCGGGCATTTCTGTGCGTGAGGGTAGTTTTACGTGGCGCGTCGAAAATATTTGACTTTGGCCACTGAGCGACTTATTCTTAATTAGAGGACAGAAGAGATGGCGAATGCACAAAAACAACTCATAGATAAAATATCAGCTCTCTTCAAGCGGACGGAACCTGAAGCAATCCCTGTGACAACAGAGCAAAGACAGACAAGCTGGAATGAGGTAAGACTCTTCAAACTCGATAATGACAGATTAGCGCATTATAAAGACTATGATGATATGGACAGCGACATTGTTGAAATTTCCTCATCTTTGGATGTACACGCTGACTTTGCAGTTAGTGGAACCACCAGCAATGAGCTTTACTCGTGTATGGTAGATGAAAAGAGTGTGGGTTCTAAACTTGACACAGTCAATAGCATAATAGCCGATCTTGAAAAACGGACAAAGCTGAAAGAGCGTGTCTGGTTAATGGTTAGGAGGATAGTTAAGAGCGGGGATTGTTTTTATGAGATTGTTTGTTCCCCTCAGGAAATAGTAAAACTCAAACCTTTACCTGTCGAGACGATATTCCTGAACCTTGAAGACGGAGTTGTTAATAAAGAACAGCCCTATTATCAGATCAATGAACTTGGGAAACCAGACATTTATTTTGCCCCGTGGGAGATTGTGCACTTTAAAGCAGGGGATGGTCTCTATGGGTACAAATATTCAATATTGAAGAGATTGCGTAGGACTTACAGAGTTTTACGGATGCTGGAGGACACCCTAGTTGTAACACGCGTTGTCAGGGCTAATCAGCAAGGGGTTTATGAAATTGATGTTACTGGGATGAGTGAGAGGGAAGCGACAAGATATATCAGAAAGATCCAACTCATGAACAAACGCCGACCTTACTTTGACTCTGAGGGGAAGCTTAGGTTTGGTGACGATCCTTTGAAGCCTCGAGAGGATGTTTATGTTCCTGTTAGGAAGGGTGGAGTATCTAGCTTCAGAGTCATAGAGGGCGACCAAAATCTCGGAGAGATAACGGACGTTGAGCATTTTCACAACAAGTTATTTGCTGGGACAAAAGTGCCGAAGGCGTACCTCGGGTTTGAAAGAGATGTAAACGCAAAGGCAACGTTGGTCCAACAGAACATAGCTTTTGCGAGAGAGGTGCGTAGGCACCGCATTGCGTTAGTTGGAGGTTTGAAGAAGATATACATATTAGAATTCTTGTTAGCGGGTATTGATCCGTTCAGTTTTTCGTGGCGCTTCAAGTTTCCGCCTCTCGGGGATCCCGATGAAAAGGTCAGGTGGGAGATCGAGGAGCTGAAGGCTCGGACGCTCAAGACTTACGCTGATATGGGGATCGTGATCCCGACAGAGTGGATTGTTCGCAATCTTTTTCTTAATCTTACACCTGAGGAAGCAGACACGCTTTTGGATATGATGGGCGAGGGGACTTCAGAGGAGAAGAAGAAGAAGATTGACAAGGTCAAGCTAGACAATCTCAAGAGGCTGGTTCTTTCTACACCGGCGCTGAAGGCTAAGATTGAAAAAGTTGAGAAGGTGATAAAGGAGATTCTATCAGGTGATGGGTATGATTATTACATAGTTAATGAGTAGGAGGGCGGCGTTGACGAATTTACCTGTTGAGGCATACTATTTTATGGCTGGTGGCATTGCCTATCTGATAATTAAAGATGTTTTTTCTTTCGTCAAGGTAATTATAGGGAAAATTAACGGGAATGGGAAGGTGAATGGGGATGGAGGCCGAGCTAAAGCTAACGGGCAGATACTCACAGCTCTAAAGTTGAGTATTGATGATGTGATAGTGCCCCGACTCTCAAAGGTAGAGAATACAGTTGACGATTTATCAAAGACATTCACTCATTTTGTTCCGCTCTATGAGAGCATCGAAAAAAAGATGTGCAGCATGAGCAAAAGCCTGACTCAACTGAGTCGGGACTTTGAGGCAACGCGTAGAGATTGTTCATCACGGTTTGCAAGGTTAGAGGTGATGGCTAATTCTTCAAGGAGACGAAAAAATGGCGGACAAGAAAAATAGGGTTACGTCATATCAAGGGATCCCCGTCTCTTATGAGCCCTGGGGGCTCTACACAAAAAAATATCGTAAGAATTTGCCGCCTGAATGTTTTCTCTGGGTGGAAGATCCAAAGAAAAAGTCAACATGGAAATACCCATATAGGTTTGGTGCAGGAGGCATTGATCCCAAGACGGGCTTGTTTAGGAAGGCAGGTCCGATAAGCTACTATGGCGTCGCGGCGGCTAGGCAGATGGCGGCAGGAGCGAGGTCTGGCGTCAAAGCGCCTGCGTGGTTGAGGAAGAAGCTCGATGCTATGGCAAAAGCCTTAAAGATGGGACCGTATAGCCGAGAAGAGATCCTCGACATTTACGCGGCTATTTTTGCGGAGATGGAACATAGGAAATGCCAGGAATAGACGTTCCGAAGACAGGAAACTCGATAAGAGTTAGGCAGTTTGACCCAAAGAGATGTAAGGCTGGAAGTTACCGCACGTTGACAATTTCGAAGAGTAAAGGAATAAGTCTTGTTAGGTGCATTCTAAAATCAACAGGGAAGTGGGCAACTCAGACAATCTTATTTGCTAAGGATAAATGGGACAAATCGTCAATAAGGAAGTGGATCAAGGATCACGGGTATGTTATTCTCCCTGAAAACTTCGAGTCGCTATTTTCATTGGGAAGATTTAGGCGGCGAAAGTTTCTCTACGACCTACACGTCGCCCAACTGTGGCGCAATGAATACCTAAAAGCATTGGATGCAGATGCCGTGGATCCTGCCGCTGAGGCTTGGTCAGCCGTATTTGAAAGATACAAAAGAGTCAATGGGAGATGGAAAGCTAGGAAATGATCGAACGATTGACAGACGACTGGGATTCGATAGACGAGCACTGGTACCGAGAGTCGGTCAAGTCTATCACTCATGATATTTCGCAACTTGGATCTGCGCCCCTTGCGAGTCTGTCAGCCGACGTAGCGGCACAGGGTTTTTTTGCGGTGGGAGGTTTTGATGTCAAACTCGCGAGTGAGATGTGGGACGCTAGATGGAAGTTGTCTAAGTCAGTCGCTTCTAGACTTCAGTCTTTGGTGAAGGACGCTTGGGATCTGAGAATTTCCATCCCTCAGTTTCGTACGAAAGCTCGGAGCGTGTTAAGAAAGGCATACCAAGACGCATTTTATCTTGGTGGGCAGGCTGCTGGCAATCCTTTTTTCAAAGATAAGGCTTTGACCTCGCTCGAGAGGTCTATGTTAGGTCGTGCATTTAAAGCTGAATCACGTTTTCTTGACCGGCTTATTGATGACTTGAGGGTCAAAAAACAAAGTCTCGAGGTTTTCAAGAGGCGTATGAAGGGCTATGCAAGTTCAGTTGAAACGCAGTTCTGGAATGGATTTATCACCGGATCGCCTGATGATGCGTTGTTCTATTGGAGTTTGGGGATCCCTGCAAAAGGAGGCAATTGTCCCGACTGTGTCGAGTTGAATGCTCTTTCACCCTTTAGAAAAAGAGATTTACCGACTACACCAAGAGCGGGTGATACGAGATGTCTTTTTAACTGTACATGCACATTGCAGTTGGTTAAAGAGGCGTCTCGACCAACTCCAGGTGGGGCAAGATTCGAGCCCTATTGGACAGTTGTTTCGCCAAAGGTCCCCGCGATTCCTTTCGGACGGTCTGCTCATCTCCAGTCTTTGTCAAGGAGCGGAATACCTGAATCTATAGAGCGAGAAATTAATGACCTATTTGAGTTGATGAATGTCTTCAGGATGAAGATGGCTGTTACCAAGGGGGAAGCTCGAAAGGTGTGGATGGCAGCCCGACGCGACATCAATGAACTTATTATTCAGAAGCTGAAGACGTACAACCTTAGAGCAACACCAGCGTTTTCAACAAAAGAGCTTGTCGTTAGAGCTAGGTCGCTAATGGCGAGAGGAATGCGGTTAGTAGACGATGCTGTGGCCGTTGGCGAAGGAGATTATGTTTACACCATCCGCTTTGGTAAGATGATCATAGGGAGAGTGACGTCTGTTAATCCTGATGGGTCATTTATGCTGGATCTTGGAGAGTTTGGTGAGTTGATGGTTGATGAGAGGAGCCGTTTCTTCTTGGCAGCGCGCCCGGACGGAAGAAAAATAAGCGACCTTGCTAGTGTTAATGTTATGTCAATAGTTGAGAAGTTGCGGGAGAGTGTTGAGCTGCCGCGCTCGATAGTGAGAGCTATCTCCAAGCTGTATCCTGCAATAAGGGATGCGGTAGTTGCTAGTCTAGATCCATGGGTGGGAAAGGGTTATAAAGCGACAATCGGGCTAGTTTTTGAAGAGATAGCAACTGAGAAAGCGACGTACATTTTAGCATCACAGCCATTCTTTCGACCACCACAGTTTTTCTTTTCTCACTACGCTCTCATGCCCAAAGGATTAGAGAGAGCAGCAAAGACTGAGTATTATTGTCATAGGCTAAGGAGGTTTCTGGTTGCTGCTAAGGCTATGCGCAACGCAGACGATATCCAGATATTTGTCAAAGCGACTGTTGAACATGAGATGGGTCATTTTCTTTCAGCTGCGCTAGAAAAAACAATTGTAAATCCTCCCCTTTCGGGGATTAATATTGATGAGGGAAAAGATATTTTACACGCTCTCAAGAGATATTATGAGGCGTTGAGTAAGGATGAGATTGCGAGAATGATAAGTGAGTATGCGTCACTCAACTATTACGAATTTGTCGCCGAGGCCTATGCAGCTTGGCGACTCGGTTTGCCACTTCCCAAAAATTTAGTTGAAATTTTAAAAAGGATGCATGCGTTTATGCTAGGAGCAGGATGATGCAGAGAATACAATGTTTGTTTTGCCGTCATTTCAATCTTTCCAACTCGACTTGTCCAGCTTTTCCAAAGGGGATTCCGATTGAGATCCTGGCAGGTGAGGTGCCTCATTTGAATCCTGTGCATGGCCAGGAAGGTCAATGGGTATTTGAGCAATTGTCCGAGGAGGCTTTTGATAGAAAGGCGAGGTATTTTGTAAGTAAGGTAAGGGAGAGGAGAAGTCGTGCGAAAAAGTGATATTGTTATCATCCTTCTGTTGGGAGCGCTTATCTTTTTGGTCGTAAGATCCTGCGGTTATCGTTCTCGGGTAGCAGAGCTAGAGCAAGCTGTCGTGGAAGCAGAGCAAGCAGCCATGGAGTCGGAGGCTTTGTATCAGAGGGGGGCGCAAGTTGTTTTAGAGTTGTCAAAGGAGTTTGAAGAGGAACGTTCTTTTTTAAGGGAGAAGTTATTTGAGTTGGAGAAATCTAGAACTGAGCTAGAAAATCGATATCGAAAACTAAAAGCAGAGGTCGCTGAAGTTCGAGACGACGAGGTAGTTCACAGAATTGCGCAGTTCGTGGGCGATACGAATGTCTGGAAAGATAAGCGTGCTTTTTGTCTTACACGCGAAGGAGCTGAGAGGTCTCTTTCAATATTTTATGATCGACAGATGTTGGAAGAAAAAGCTAAAATCCTGGTTAGGACGCTCGAAGCCGAGAGGCAGGTTTCGGAGTCGTATAAAAAGGAGCTAGATGCTTCACGGCGTCTTCTTAGTTTGTGCAACGAGAAAGCCGTTCGGTGGAAAAGAGCGTATGAAGCCAGTGGCAAGTTGATAGGTGAATTGCAGAGGATAAGGTTGAAGGAACGGTGGACAGATAGAGGAGGTGGGTTTTTGTTGGGTGTAGTAGCAGCGGTGTCGGTTTATTTGGTGTTGCGGTAAAAGGTTCTTGACAATGGACATTTTTTAAGTCATTTTAAAGTTAGGTTGGAGGAATTGACATGAATGAAGAACTCGAAAAGGAAAAAGATCTCCAAGAACACGAAGTTGCTGATATTCTTTTTGATGATTTCACTTATACAGAAGCGAAGGGAGAAGATGGCGTTAAGCGTATGCGGGTTGTTGCCTGTGTCCAGGAGGCTGATAAGATAAACAAGAACAACCGAATCTACCCACGAGATGTTTTGGAAGATGCAGTTGCAGATCTAAAGGCGAGAATAGCAAAGAAAAGAGTCTTTGGGCAAACAGATCATCCAATGTTATCCTCAGGCAGACTGTCAGAATCCTCTCACATAACGACTGACGTTTATTGGGAGGATGGCACAAATAGGCTGATAGCTGAGCATCTAATTCTGAACACGCCGTCAGGCGAGATTTTAAAAGAGATAGTTAGAGCTGGAGGAAGGCCTGGTATGTCTTCAAGGGGACGCGGGACTTCAGTAACGAAGAAAATAGGTGGACGTGAAGTTGAGGAAATTCAAAAAGGGTTTAGGTTCGACGGTTTTGATTTTGTAATTAATCCGTCTGTGACGACCGCAAGGATACGTAAGATTATCGAGAGCGCGGTTGAGGCGGAAGAAGAAAAAACTAGACAGGAGGAAACTATGAATGAGAAGGAGTTGACTAAGGAAATCCTTAAAGAGGAACATTCGGAGCTTTACGAGGAAATTGTTAAGGAGGCGAAAGAAGAGTCAAAAGAAATCGAGAAGAAAGTTGAGGATCTAAACAAGAAGCTGGAGGACGCTGAAAAATCCGCATCTGAGCTTGAGGCTCAGCTATCCGAGCTTAAAGATGAAGTTGAACGGCACATAACTACAATCGAAGGTGTTATCGAGCTGTTGAAGGCTGGTGGTTATCTCAACGCAAAAGAGAGCGGGTCGCCCTCTTCAGGAGAGGATGACGATAAGAGAGCCGCTGAGGCCGAAGAGGAGCTCGAGAAACTCAAAATCCAACTGGAAGCGAAGGAGGTAAAAGTTAAAGAGTTATCCGACGAATTGGAAAAAATTAAAGCCGAAGCTCAGAAGCAGGAAATAGAGGCTTACATAGCTGAAAAGACAGCCTCTCACAAATTCTCGGTGATCCTCAAAGAAAAACTGAAGGCGCAGGAGTTCAAATCAAAAGAGGAAGTGGATCAGGCGATTAAGGATTACGACGAATTCATCGAAGGAATTCTTGGCTCAAAGGAGCTGTTAAGAGGTAAAGGGAAAATGGAAGATCAAGATGGTAAAACGGGTAACGCGGATGATGAGATAATCCGAAAGAAAGCCAAGAAGTTGGCGGAAATTGAATAGAGGAGGTTGTAATGAATAACCTATATGAAATTTTATCTAAACAGCGGCCCGTTGCCCCTGAGGTGAAGAAGTTACTTGAAGATCCGGCAAAGTATTTCGCAACGGTTTATGAAGCTCTCATCGAGGACTTGCCGAAGAGCAAAAGAGAAGAGCCGTTCACTAAAGAGTGGATCACGGCACGGGTTTTGGAAAACGAAGCCAAGCACCTGATGGAAACCACCACAACTGCACTTCCCTCGGGTCAGTCGATCACCTTCACGACTGTCGCTCTTCCCTTAGTGAGGAAGGTCTTTTCGAAGCTAATCGCGATGGATCTTGTCAGTGTTCAGCCAATCTCTCAACCTACGGCCAAAATCTTCTATCTAGATTTTGTCTATGGGGATGATCACGCCTCAGGTGGAGTCTCCGAGGGCGACTCTCTTGTTGACAGCAAGGGCGGCACCGACTACGGTTATGCCACTCGAACCGAGACGGGCTCAGTCAAGGAAGTCGATTTAAAAATCACTTCCGAGACCGTCACCGCGATCGAGAAAGCACTCAAGGCAGTTTGGTCAACTGAAGTTGAGCAGGATCTCAAGGCCTATCACAATCTCGACGCAGAGTCCGAGTTAATGAAGATGTTGCAGGAGCAGATCATTCGCGAAATCGACGGCCTTGTCATTAATGCGTTGTTAGCAGGTGCAGGAGGCACGGGTTCAGGGACAGGCTCAGGAGCAGGAAACGTCAATTGGAATACTAACCCTCTTGCTGGTGACACAACTTCAACTTACATCAGAGACTACAAGCGGACTCTCTACGAAGCCATCATGGATGCTTCCAATCTGATCTACAAGAAACGCTATCGTTACGCTAACTGGTTAGTGGGACATCCTGATGCCATTGTCAGACTTGAGAAACTAGAGGACTTCAAGCTCGTAGAAGGTGGGAACACTGAAACTGATACCATTGGACGCCATCTTGTCGGGACACTCGCTGGAAAGATCAAGGTTTACAAAGATCCATTCTTCCCGAACGAAAACAAGCTCTTGCTAGGGTACAAAGGGAACAGCTGGACTGATGCTGTTGGATTCTATGCGCCCTACATCCCGCTCTACGTCTCTCCGAAGATCGTTGATCCCGATGATTTCAAACCTCGCAAAGGCTTGATGAGTCGCTTCGCTTATGGCACACTAATCAAAGACGGACTGGCAACGGTAACTCTGGTTACTTCATAAATTATTAGTTTCAATCGAGGGAGGAGGAGCTGACTCCTCCTCCTCTCACAATTTAAGAGGTGAAGGTGAAGAAGGTTTTTAATAACACGAGAATTTGTCAGATCGTCTATGATTGGAAACATGACCCTATAGAAATCCCACCTAATTGTGTTTTCCCCTCAAGAAACGTGGGACAATTCAAAGTCTGCCCAAACATTTCCAAATATCTGGAATCCGCTAAGCGTCTCTTAGCTATACGTCGGTTCGCTTTAGGGGACGTCTTAATGCTTCTCTGTGTTCTCCGTGAACTAAAGTCATATTACAAAATAGATCATATCACGCTCGCAACGTCGGGGATGTTAGCCGCCCATCCTGTCATAAACCAACTCAACTTCTCAGCGGATCTTATCGTGCCCATAAGCGGAGTAAGTAAGCTCAGTTATGACGCGGCTTGTCATTTGGATGGCTGGTTGGAGTTGGATCACATGTCAGACGAGTTCTCATCTAAACACAGGGTGGATCTTTATAGAGAATTCTTTGGACTCCCGACAGGCAGGAGCCCCGACTGGAGTGGATTTGAAACAAGGGTCTCGGCTGAGTATTTTGTTTTTTGCCCTGCCGGTAGACGAATTTATAACTCGCTATCTCCGAGGTTAGCAGAGGAAATAAAGACTGCGCTTTCCCGTCATAAGAAAGTTGTTACAATCTCGGATGAAAATCGCGTTGAAGATGATAAGCTGGTTGATATTATTGCAGGTGCATCGGTTTTAGTGACGGTTGATTCGGGTCCTCTTTGGATTGCACATTACACAGCGACACCGGTGGTCTTTCTTTCGGGACCAACTAAACCGGAACAGCGAGTTTCTTATCATCCTCTTTATCCTGATGGAGTTGAGACGGTGCAGCTAGCTGAGAGAGTGGGTTGCAGTTCTTGTTTTGAACGAGCGGCAAATTGTAATTTTAGTGCAGCGTGCATGAAGAATGATAGAGAGGCAAAGGCAATAGCGTCAGAGGTGGTTAGGAAGGTTGGTAAAGTGAGGTGGAAACGATGAAACGCAACTCCGCTTCGGGTTGGGTTCCTAGAGGCAGAATCTTTAAGAATGAAACTAAAGCTCCTCAGATATTCTATGACTCTCATATGAATCCCATCATAGTTAAACCGGGAGAGTCAATTTTCCTCGAGACGATGCAGAAGTTTGGGGGGCTGGCTCATTATGCTGTTGATCCGAACCTGTGGAATAAAGCATCAGAGGTTGTTAAAGTTGCGGAGTCAGGAGGCAAAATAGTTGTTGACTTACATCACATAGACAAGGCGGGCGACTCGCTTATGTTGTCCATACTCCCCAAGGCTATAAGAGCCGTGGCGTCAGAGGAGATGGAGATCGTTGTTTGGGTTAATAATGAGAGGTGTAAAGAATATTGGCTCAATAATCCCGATGTTGATAGAGTAGTCACGGTGGAGGAGTCGGGCGACTTGGTTCTTGATGTCAACTCGCTGGAGTTAAAGTGGCGGGAGAAGTGGGCAGATAAGACGCTTGGATATCAAAGCAGGTCAAAGGTCTGGCTTAGCAATCTCGGGCTTCATCTTATTGACAGGACACCTCGATTGGTGCTTTCTGAGCGTGAGAAGAAGTGGGCGGAAGATCAAATTAAAAAGCTGAAGCGGGGCAAGGGTATTATAGCGGTACAAACTGAGGCAAGTACAAAAAGCCGTGAGGTCCCGGCCTTTAAAGACGTTATAAAGAAACTCAAGGCTAAGGGGTTTACTGTTATTGATTTAACGGCAAAAGTAAAGGGAAGGTATAAATACTCATTTCGACAGGCCGCCGCCTTAGCTTCTAAAGCAGATCTTTTACTTGTCCCTGACTCATCCTTTCTACATATCGGAGGAGCGCTGAAGAAGCGCATGGTCGGTGTCTTTGGCTCGACAGAGGGCAGGATCATAGGAGAGGACTATGAGAAACTGTCAGTCGTTCAAGCCAAGCTCACCTGTAGGCGGACGTTTCCGTGCTGGTGGACGTTGGAT